CATTTATCTCAGCAAAAAGAAAGAAAAGGATGGAACAGAAGTGGTCGGCAATATTATCAAAGCTAAGACTGCTAAGTCGCGTTTGAGTAAAGAAAATAAGGAGGTTGAAATTCGTTTGTATTATGATGAGCGTGGTCTTGACCGATATTATGGTCTTCTTGAACTCGGTGAGATTGGCGGACTTTGGAAGAATGTGGCCGGTCGTTATGAAATGGATGGTAAAAAGATTTATGCTAAACAGATTCTAAAGGAACCTGAAGTATATTTTACTGAAGAAGTAATGCAACAGCTTGATCAAATCGCACGCAAGGAATTTAGTTATGGAGAAAGTTGAGTTTCTAATTCTTAGAAACCTATTACATGATGAAGAATATTTAAGAAAAGTATTGCCATTCATTAAAAATGAATATTTTGAAGATTCTGACCAGAAAATAGTATTTGAAGAAATTTCAAAGTTTGTATTGGAATATAATAATATTCCTACTAAAGAAATCCTTTGTATTGAGATTGAAAAGAGAACTGATATTAATGAAGATCAGTTTAAAAAACTGATTCATCTAGTATCTAATCTTGAACGTATTGTAGTAGAAAAGAATTGGTTGATTGATACTACTGAAAAGTGGTGTCGTGATCGTGCCATTTATTTGGCACTTATGGAATCTATTCATATTGCTGATGGGGATGATAAAAAATCACCAGATGCTATTCCTTCAATACTTCAAGATGCTCTTGCAGTAAGTTTTGATAATCATGTAGGACATGATTATCTTGAGGATTATGAAAAACGTTATGAGTCTTATCATAAAAAGGAGGATAAAATTGAATTTGATCTTGAATATTTTAACAAAATCACGAAAGGTGGGATCCCTAACAAAACTCTTAATATCGCTCTTGCTGGTACGGGTGTCGGCAAATCTTTATTCATGTGTCATGTTGCTAGCTCCGTCTTGCTCCAAGGGAGGAACGTTTTGTACATTACGATGGAAATGGCAGAAGAACGTATTGCTGAACGAATTGATGCAAATCTCTTAAACGTTCCTATTCAGCAGATTGTAGAACTACCAAGACAGATATTTGAATCTAAAGTGACAAATTTGGCAAAGAAAACTCAAGGAACTCTAATCATTAAAGAATATCCAACTGCTTCGGCACATGCCGGACACTTTAAATCTCTTCTTAATGAACTTTCTCTTAAGAAATCATTTAAACCTGATATTATATTTATCGATTATTTGAACATTTGTGCTTCCAGTAGGTATAAGGGAAATAGTAGTATTAACTCTTATACATTTGTAAAGGCAATTGCTGAAGAACTTCGTGGTCTTGCTGTGGAGTTTAATGTTCCTATTGTAAGTGCTACTCAGACAACTCGTTCTGGTTATGGATCTTCTGACGTTGAATTGACCGATACTTCTGAGTCCTTTGGTCTTCCTGCGACTGCTGACTTGATGTTTGCTTTGATTTCTACTGAAGAACTGGAAGGACTTGGGCAAATTCTTGTTAAACAACTTAAGAACAGATATAATGACCCTACCATTCACAAACGTTTTGTGATTGGTATTGATCGTGCTAAAATGCGTCTTTATGATTGCGAACAATCTGCTCAACAAGATATCCTTGACAATGGGAAAGATGAAGAGTATGATTACGAAGAAAAGAAACCTAAAAAAACATTTGAGGGATTTAAATTCTGATGACTGATAAAAAAGTTATTGATAGTGATAAGTATATTGAGTTTGTGCGTCAAACCACAAGTCCTGCGAGCAGTGACTTTGGAAAACTTCTTACGCGAATGACTGAACTTGAAGCAAATGATGATGCTGATGTTCCTCGTCTTTTGACTGCCGCTCTTGGTATGACTGCAGAGGCTGGTGAATTTACTGAAGTTGTAAAAAAAATTATTTTGCAGGGGAAGCCTTATACTGATGAAAATATATTTCATATGAAGCGTGAGCTAGGTGATATTTGTTGGTATATTGCTCAAGCTTGTATGTCACTTGATACTAACTTCCGTGAAATTATGGAAATGAATTATGAAAAACTAAGTGCTCGCTACCCAGAGGGTGCATTTGATGTATTCCGTAGTGAAAATCGTAAGGAGAATGACCTATGACTAAAGAAAAACAGGTGATACTTAAACTTGATGTTCGTACTGCAGCAGCAGTTCGTCAAATTTTATATGAATCTCAGAAAGGATATACGAATGATGTTGCCACAGTACCTCCTCGTATTTTTGAAATTCGTGAAGTGATTGCTGATCTTGATGATAGTATTGGTGCTGTTTTTGATGCTTAAATTTGACTCCTTCGGGAGTTTTTTTGTCTTATAAATAAATAAAAAAGTATTTGTAAAAAAATGTCTAGAATCACTGGAAAACAAGCTCTTGGACTTTTTGAGGCTTATCAAGCAGTATATACCCCCCAAGAATTATCCGAAGAACAGGTTTGGGAACAAGTAGAGGAGTGGGTAAATTCACTTCTAGAAGAAGGATATGACTTGAGTGATTATACTTGGGAAGATATGTATAATGCATATATCGAAGAGGCAAGAGCAGAAGGTGTAAAACCTTATAAAGCAGGACCAACTCAAGCAGATGTAAGAGCAAATGCTGCTGCTGCTCGTCAAAAGCACGTTGCAGGCGCTTCTGGACAAAAAGGTTATGGTGATATTGAAAAGTTTAAGCACTGGAATGTAACATCAACACCAAGCACAATTGATAGAAAGGGCAGAACAGTTTCTCAGAGAATGGATGCTGAAAAACCTTACGGCAAGAGAATGACTGGTGAACTTGCAAGAAAGCAGGGAAGTCGCACTGCTTCTGCTGTAACAAGAACGATTGAGGGTCCAGGAGAACCACAAGCAGTCACAATGCCAAGAAAGGGTAGAGGAGAGAAACCAAAACTTTCTAGAGAAATCATTCGTAAAGAGCACGTAGATGTTTATGATGTAGTTCTTTCACATCTTCTTGATGAAGGTTATGCTAATTCAATTGAATCTGCAGAAGCAATTATGGTGAATATGAGTGAGCAATGGATTGAAAGTATTCTTGGTTGATTTAAACTAAACTAAATTTATATCCCCCTCTTTCTAAATATAAGAAAGAGGGGGATTTTTTTTATGGCCACTGGGCAACAAATTGGCGAATATTTTGAAAAATCTTTTGAGTTTCACTTATCATCTCTATATAATATCGCAAGTTCGACAAACTTAAATATAGAAGCTGTAAATTTAGGTCTTACTTCCGCAGAAAAAATAAAAGTAGATAATGAATCCAATGATACTGCAATAAGAGTAAAAGCAAAACTCTCTCAATATTATAACATTCCCCCAAGTGTAATACGTCAAGTTCCAAAAAATCCAAAAACAAGTAAATTTTTTACTAAAATATATTCTGAATTTGATGACAGCAATCCATCTGATATTCTTTTGGAATATTCAAGTAAAAAAATTCCAGAAGAAAAATATTTTGGAGTATCTTTAAAACGAACTGCTAAAAATACAAAAACAGTAAAAGCAAATCTTGGAGTCACTGATATTTTGCAGTTGTTTGGAAAAACAGGAAATGGTACGAATTGGGCGTCAAATTTTTTATATGATCAATTTGCAAAAAAAATTGTTCAAGATAGAAAGAATGATGTAGAAACAAATTATATTAATTATGGATTGACAAATATCCCAAAAAATCATTTTTCTACTTCATCTTCCGCTAAATGGTTTAATGCGCAATTCGTTAGATCTTTGCCTAAAAATAAAATTCTATTTCAAAATGATGCAATACAAATAAAAAATAATTATGTTAATTATTTCGAACAAGAACTCAACAAATTATCTCAAGATGCACTAAAGAAATTTATAATTGAAGATGCATTAAAAGAGGTTTCTTTGCCTTTATATATTGTTGCTAAAAGTTTGGGAGGAATATTTTCATCATATAGTACAAATAAGATATTAGATATTGCATCTTCGGACATTGTGGTGAATACTAGAAAAACGCCGCAGGGAGGAACTAGAATAATACTGAAGAGAAAGCAGGGTGTAGATAGTATAATTGAGATAAGAATAAAATTTTCATCTGGTCAAGATATGACTAGTCCGATAAAAGTTGAGATCACTTAGATAGATAAATACCTATAAACCACTATAAGATGAAAAGATTTTCTCAATTTATATTAGAAGCAAAAGAAACCAGGGCATCTGAGCAAGCTAAGAAACTTGGTTTGGTTGGTGATGGGCACGGGGATTGGTATAACTCCCAGGGAGAATTTATTGCTAAAACTGTAGATGGGCAATTAAAATTTTTTAATAAAGGACAAAGAGTTGGTCAGAGAGATATTCCACCAAAATCTGGACAAGGAAGAGGAGCATCTGCTACGGCACAACAGCAAGTATCTCCACAACAAACTCAAGGTCAGCAAATTTCTCCTCAAAGAATACCTATTGGTCAAGAAGATCAAATGCCTGCGGATGATGAGTTTTTGACAATTGTTCTTGCTAAATTTAATCCCCCATCAAAGGAGCATAAAAAATTATTTACTACTGCAAAAAGAGTTTCTTTAGGTGGAGAAGTAAGAGTTTATCCATCTAGAACTCAAGATAATAAATCTAATCCATTGACTGCAAACAGAAAAATTTATTATTTGAAAATGATGTTTCCTGAAATTAAAGATGATATTGTGAATAATCCGGAAATTAAAACAATATTTGATGTTTTAATTGCAGGTAATGAAGATGGATATACGAACGTAAATATTGTTGTTGGATCTGATCGCCAAGCTGAAGTTCAAAATTTAGCAAATAAATATAATGAAAAATTTTATCAATATAAAGAAATACGAGTAATTCCTACTGGAACTTTTGATTCGGAAAAAGATATTTCAGGAATTTCTTCTGGTATGATGAGAAAAACTGCTGCGGATAATAATTTTAGAGAATTTAAAAGAGCCGTTACTAAAAATGTCGATGATCTTGATGCTAGAAAATTATTTAACGAGCTCAGGAAAGCAATGGGGTTTAAGG